GCTTGCCACCATCCGGCGCAACGCCGCGCCGGGTGCGGCGTCGGTGACGGTCAAGGCTTCCTCGGTGCCGGACTGGTCGAGACTGTTGGCGTCATCGCCCGCAACGGTGCGGTAATCCAAGTCCCAAATCGCGTTACCGCTCGTCGCCGTCGTGGTCCAGATCACCTTGAACACGCCAGAGCCGACGTAGTTCTGCGGAACCGTGAACTGCCCATAGACCAGATCGCGCGTCGATGTGTCCTTGAACGCGATGACGAGATGCTTCCACACGTCGTTGGTCGCGAGCGTGTCGAACATCGTCGCGTAGACGTTGCCAGACCCGCCGAGCGACAGCGAGCCGTTGAGGATGCTGATCTGATGCGTCGCCATGTCAGCCTCCGACCTCGAACGTCACGCGCGCCCATTCGCGGAACAAGCGCTTCTTTTGCCCCGCCGTGAGCGACAGCGGCGATACTGCCGCATCGATGGCCTGCGACATCGCCGTCTGCACCGTCGCGCCGCGCATCGTGTCCTCGATCGCCTGAAACGCGGCGTTGGCCTGCGGCTTGGTCCACGGCACCGAGCCGTTCTGGGCGCCCTGTCGGCACTGTTGGAGTTGCGCTGCGGTGAGAACTGCCATTTTTCAACCTTCTTTTCGCGTGCGCTGGACGGCGCGTTTTGCTACCATCCGCGCATGGAATGGATCGTGGCCGCTGTCGTCGCCATCGCCCTCGCCGCCTTCGCGACGCGTCACATGTGGATCGACAGCACCGGCGAAGACCATCACGACTCCCGCGAGTTCTAGGCTCATTGCAGCGTCGCTCCGGTGGGCTGGGCTTCGTCTATCGGCTCGTCGATCGATTCCACGATGAACCCGTTTTGATCGCGCACCGGGCGGCGCTTCATGCGCGGCATCGCCACGTTGATCTTGACCTGCGACAGCCCATCCTTGACCGCCTGCGCCACGATCATTGCGATGTCTCGATCCGGGTTCGCGGCCTTCGCCGCCTTTTCGTTCGAGGTGCGGATTTCTCGCTCGGCCTGTTGGTCAGCAGACTTGTCTGCCAGTTCCGCCTGCTTGCCGGCCTTCCATGCCTCTAGCTCGGCTTCCCACATGGCCTTGTCTCGCGCCAACTCGTGGTCCGCCTTGGCCTTGTCGCGCGCAAGAATCGCGTCGTTCTTCAGCTTCTGCTGTGCAAGGATCAGGTCGTTCTGAGCCTTCTGCTTGTCCGCCTCAAGCTGCGCGGCCATCTCCGCCATCTTGACCTTGGCCGGGTCTTGCGGTGCCGATTGAGCGGCCAGCGCCTCGATCTTCTTGGTGATTTCTTCGATGCCGGGAACGTCGAGCGTCTTGAGCAAGAGCGGACCGAGCACCGACGCGAACTGCGGATTGCCGCGCATCGCCTCGGTTAGAGCCGCCGCAGTCTCTTCGCGCCGCGTCGTGAACGACGGACCGGCTTGGACGACGAGGTCGTACTTGCCCGCCGTGAGGTCGAACACCTCGGGGGCCGGTGTCGCTTCCTGGCCCGGCGACACCGCGTCCATCTGATCTTGCGGGCCGGGCATCCCCGGAAGCGGCAGATTGGTCGCCATCACATGCCCCCGATCTGCGGCGGCATTTGCATCTGCGCTCCGGGGCCGGGCATCTGCGGAGGCGGCATCTGCATCTGTGCCGGCGGCCCCATCGGCTTAGGCCCGATCTGCACCGTCTGCGCCTTGCCGTCCTCTCCGAGAATGCGAACCATCCGCTGCCCGCTGTACACCTTCGGGATGAGGTCCAGCATGATCACGCCGGCATGGCGGATCGCGCGGTTTAGGTTGTCCGCGAAATGGAACGTGGCAACGTCGCCCTCCCGCTGACGCGCCATGATCGCGCGGCCGGACGTTTCGTTGCTCTTCGCCCCGAGACTGGCGTTGTACATGCCGAGCGACGCTTTGATGTCGTCGTTCGCCAGCATCGCCTGGTTGAGCGCGCCCGCAGGGATTCCAGCAAAGGGCTGGCGCTGCGGCATTTCATCGCCCTTGTATTCGAGAAATGGATGATTCTCGCTGTTGGCAGTTGCCCACCGCTCGTCGATGTCGAACGCCCCTTCTTTCCCAATGAATGGCGCCTTGGGGGCGAGCGCGATCAGTTCCGTGGCAGCCGACCGCCAGAAGTTGAAATTGCACTGGGCGTCCTTGGCGTCGCGGATCAGGCTCTTGAAGATGCGCTTGCCGTCAAGCACCACTTCCTCGCCATAGACCGGGATGATCGGGATGTAGCGGCCGGGCCACGGGTTGCGCTCAAGCACGTCCGCCCCGGTCATCAGCGTGTTGGTCACCTTCATCGAAGGCGCCATGCGCTCGGCAACGACCGTAATTCCCGCGATCTGCGCCACGGCCTGCTTGCTCGATCCGTCCTCGAACTTCCGAACGAAGTCCTCTTCGGCAATCACAGTCCCGTCGCTCAGTCGCAGAATCTTGCGCTGCACCTTTTCGCGCCGCCACCACAGCGCAACCATGACCTCGTCGCCCTTGTGCCACGGGGCCTCAAGCAGCTTGTGATCGGCATCGTCCCAATTCACGCCGTCCGCGCCGGGGAAGCGTTTGGCGAACGTCGCCTTGTCGATGATCTCGGTCTGAAAGGCGTTGTTCCAGTCCGACGAGTCCGCCTCGGTGCTGTAGGGATCGCCGTAGATCGTCAGCGGATTGGCGACGCGCTTGAGCCGGATATCCTGGTCGAACGTGTCGTCGCAGGAATACTCGACCGTGACCGTTGCGTAGCCGAATCCCCCAGCGATGGCGTTGTCCGCCGCCGTGTCCCACACTGTATCAGCGTGGCTCTGCTGTTCGATGTTGCGGATCAACCCGGTGAAAACGTCCGCCGTCTTGATGTCGGCTCCGCTGTCGACCGGACGCACCTTGATCGCGGGGCGATTCTGGCGGATGTCGTTCATCACCTGCCGCTGAAACTGCGGCAGCATGTTGATCGTCAGCGTCGGGCGGCCGGCGCGCTTCGCCGCCCAGTTCACGCCGCCGACCGTCCATTGATGTTCCCCACCGATGCGGGCGAACTCGACATCCTCGACGAACGCTGCGCGGTTGTCGGCTTCCGCCTCGCTGGCGAGTTTGAACGCCTCCAGGGCTTCGTCGAGAGTGTCGCGGTCAGCCAAGCCAGGCCCCCTGCGTTGGCGCGCGGTCATGGCGCGGGCGTACCGCCCTCGGCACATCGCCCCCGGTCGCGCCCGTGCGGAACGCATCCGCGCCGTGGCTCGCCCAGTTGTGCATTGGCCGCGTGCGGAGAATCTTGTTTTTCTCGTCCCAATCGGCGCGGTACTGCCGCAACGCTTCGATGCCGCGCTTGCACTTCTCAGCGTCGAACCAACAGCGGGGCAAGAGCAGCCGCGCCGCGTTGATTCCGTCCATGATGTCTTGGGCCGGAACGACCTTGATGTTCCGCAGGCCAAGCGCTGCCAGCGTCTCGCGCCGCGTGCGGCCGGTGCCGAGTTCGTGCGCCTCGACATCGTGCGGCAGGATATGGTCGCTATAGCGATAAGGCCGGGCGTCGAGTTGCTTGACGTAGTGCGGCAAAGCCTCGCCGCTGGCCTCGTGGTAGTCGATCACGCGGAGTTCGCGTCCGACGTACTGCACAAACCAGATCGAGGTCGAATCGTCGTAACCCAAATCCCACCACGTCTGGACGCTGTGGCCGGGATCGTGCGGAACCTTGGTCAGCCGGCCCTCGCGCTCGGCCTCGTTCAATTCCTTGCCGAAGTAGGCACCGATGATCGCAGCCTCAAAGCTGCACTCGAACTCCTGGGCGTACTGTTCCGGCGTCATGTCCTTGCGGGCGGCTTCAAGTTCGCCCGTGCTGACAAGGCCGGTTTCAGACGCGCGGAGCATGAGCGACATCCAATCCGGGTCGGTTCGAGCCCGGTCGTAGATGTCATGAAACTGGTTGCGCCCCTTCGGCGTGCCGATGAACGTCGCCCAACCCTGCCGATCGGTCAGAAGCGGACGGATCACCTCCCCCCAGATGGACGGCGCCATGTCGGCGTACTCGTCGAGCACGACGCCGTCGAGGTAGATACCCCGGAGCCGATCCTGATTGTCGGCGCCGTAG